CTTGTGAATTCGCCACAACGGTTATCCGACTGACCGCGACAACGGTTGAAGACGACCTGCTAAACAATATCATCAAATCAGCGCGGGACTACGTTGAGGACATCACCCGCAGAACATTATTGACAGCAACTTGGGAGTATTACCTTGACGAATGGCCGGCGGGTGACAGGATCAAGCTACCCTTCGGGAACCTTCAAACGACAAGCCTTGCCGTGTCATATGATGAAGTGGATTCGGACGGGAATAAAAGCACCGAAACCATGACGCTGACCACGGATTACCTGATCGAAACGTCCGGTTCCCAATGTGGAAGCATAGTCTTGTCATACGGAGAAACCTGGCCATCATTCACCCGCTGGCCCACGAAGCCGATCAAGATCCAGTTTCAGGCGGGGTGGACGACTGCGGCCTTAGTACCATACAAGATAAAAGCCGCATGTCTGCTCATTGCTGGCGACTTATATACCAACAGAGAAGCGCAGGTAATGAGTAGCCAGTCATATAGGCAAAACGAGACTGTGATGCGGCTTCTTGCGAGTGCCAGACTTTGGGATGAGTTTCGATGACAGTAAAAGAATTAATAGAAAAGTTGAAGGATTGCAACCCTGACGATTATGTATATCGGGGCGATTCCGAATATGATGAATGTGCTGTTACGGAAATTGAAACAACTAACGGAACAGTCTATATTTATTAACATTTGGGGCTGGAGACGACGAAGGAAATCATTATTAATCAATGGCCAATTAACTTTCATGATTTCCTTAGAGTGACGCGCCTCCTGTATCCCCCAAGCGATATCCCGGGACATCGACAAGGGTTAATCACTCCAATGAAAATATTAGTATTTTAAAAGTGAAAAGTCAAGATAAATTTTAAACAACTTGGAGATAGGGGCATCCCCTTCTCTGCCCTGAACGCCGTTACCCCCTGGCGGTTTCTCCAAGCCACCATAGGGGGAGAGGGTTTTTTGATGTTTTTAGACTTTATAAACTGGGTAATCAACTTTGAAATCAGATTTTTGGATGTGGTTTTCTGGACTTATATTTCTGTAATGGTTTGGATAATATGCCGATCGGTGACTTAATGCAACAGCAAGCCCTACCCATATTCCCGACGCCGAGTATTGAGTTGATACGCGGGTATTGCCGTTATTATAGCGGCTATTTGGTGGATTGATAAATGCCTATAGGGGATCTCAATAAAAGGATTACATTACAGCATACCACTAAGGTCAGTGACGGTATGGGAAATTTTACTACTGTCTGGCACGACACGGCCACCGTTTTCGCAGCTATTTGGCCCCTGTCAGCAACCGAGCGCATAATGTCAAAACAGTTATCTGGCGAACTTACACACCGTATACGTATCAGATACCGGCGCGGCATAAGAACATCACACAGAATTAAGTTTGGAAACCGTTATTTCAATATTGACGGACCGCCGATTAACCCGAATGAGAAAAATGAGTATCTTGACATCATGTGCAAAGAGGCAGTTTGATGAAGAATTTGACGGAAGCAATATGGGGGGAATTATCAGGTAGCGCATTATCGGCCCGCATCCAAAATAGGATGTTTAAGGGCCAAGCACCTGAAGGAACTACTTACCCTTACGCCGTATTTTTCGTGGTAACGGATGTACCAGAGCATACATTTACGGAAGATTTTGAAAATGTGGTCGTACAGTTTTCTCTCTTTTCCTCGGCGTCGGGAACGGAACAAATTGAAGATATGTATGCAGATTTACTAACCCTTTATGATGAGAATGATTTTTCCATAGAAGAAGAAGACCTGATATGGATGCGAGAGTCCAATACTGCATTCCTGGTAGAGGATCACACCACACCCACAGGAACACAAAGGATTTGGGCGTATCATGTGTCATTTGACGTAAAAACATTAAACGAGCCCTATGCTGTTGTCTGGATGGATACACCGGATGTTATTTTTGAAGATACCACGGGTGTTGAATTTAGGAACCGGTCGTGAAGGATTTAACCACAGCGATATGGGGACAATTATTAGGCAGTGATTTAAGTGATCGTATATCTTCAAGGCTTTATAAAGGGCAGGTGCCAGACGGTGCAAGTTATCCATATGCGGTTTATTCAATATCTTCAATCACATCGAACCGGAATTTTACCGAGCATTATAAAGATGTTATTGTGCAATTTAGCCTTTTTAGCTCGGCATCGGGAACCACGGAGATTGAAAATTGTTACACAGACCTGAAAACTTTATACGATGAGAAACAGTTTATAGTCACCGGATCAACCCTTGTGTGGATGCGAAGGATAAGTGCTGCATTTATCGTTGAGGACCATGTTACGCCCACAGGAACGGTGAGGGTTTGGGCGTATCATGTGGATTTTGAAGTGTTGACCAGCTTGGATTAAACGATGATACCAATGCCCCAAATAGTTTATTTACAGACCATGACAGCCTGCAACGGTCATTGTAGGTATTGCCCATTTGACGATATTTACAAGGGCAAGACAGAAAAGAAGATGTCTTTTGCCTGTTACAAAACGATAATCGAATGGCTGAAGGATAACAATTATAAAAGCCGGATTGGATACCTCCTTCATTATGAGCCTACAATGGATTCACGTTTAGGCAAGTGGATTGAATATGCCAGGGAGATGTTGCCAGGCATATCCCTTGAGATAGCCACTAATGGAATTATTGACGCCCCGATTTTGAAAAAATTCGATAGGGTTGATTGTGCCCCGGCGGGGTCTTTAAAGGTCGCAACATCCAGGGCCGGGAATTGTAAGGCTACGCCGGAGACAATACAGAGAAAGCGGCTAATAGAACCCCCCTGTGCTGTGCCATCATGGACCATGCCAATTGCTGCCAATGGGAATGTCCTATTGTGCTGCCAGGATTGGCGGCATGAGGTTGTGGTTGGTACGTGGAAGGATTTATCAGCGGCAAGGAGTAAGCAATTATATTACGCTGAAAAGGCTCAGAAATTAGAGCTTGAAATCTGCCAGGACTGTATGGCAGGGAAAACGGTTGAAGAAGTTGGGGAACGGTTAGGAAAACGGACACCATGAAAATTACAGTCTTTACTATTGCTTACAACGGATACGGAGTATTTATTCCACGCTGGTTGAAGAGCATACATTCGCAAACCTACCCATCCTATGAGATCATCATTGTTTTAGGACGCGACCACGGGTTAAAAGATATCCCTGGGGGTGCGAAAATCTTATACCACGATCAATCTGCAACAATGGGATTCCTTCGTAATTTGGCAATAGATGCGGCCACTGGTGATTATATGTTCTATTTTTCAGCCGATGACATATTACTCGGAAATGCTTTACGGGAGATTAGTAACGTAAACGCTGACATTATTGCGCTCCGTTATTATAAAGAACATGAGGTGCATGTTACACCAGAAATAATGGCTGAAAAATTGGGGGAATGGGAAACACTTTATACCGATTGTTGCGGATATATGGCTTTTAAAAAAGGCTTGCGATATGAAGATACTGATTGGCCTAATTATCCATTATTGTTTCAGGCGTATATGGAAGGATACACATTCAGGAGAACAAAAGAGCCTGGAGCGGTTTATATAAAGCGGCATGGTGGCCATGGTCGGGTATTTGCAAACAATGTTCAAGGGACCGGTGAAATAATGAAATACCTTGTGCAATATGGGCTTATAACTGAATGAAAATTTTGATTACAGCATATTATGTGAACGGTGAAGGCGGATCGGGACGGTTTATGCGATGCCTTTCGTACACTTTGGCTGATATGGGCCACGAAGTGATGGTCTCTTCGGAACCAGAGGAAGTCCTTGACCGGGAATACGACTTGATTATTTGCAGTCATTTCCTTCACAGGATCAAAGGAAACCCAGCACCTAAAATATGTATATCGCACGGGATAGTTGACAATGAATGGATTTACCCCGGTGCCCAGAAATATGTGTCGATAAGTGAAGAAGTAAAAGCTCACAACCTGAAATATGGGATACTCAGCGAGGTAATCGGGCAACCTATTGTGATAGGAGAGCAGAAGAGGCCTGGGGAGTTTTTGGAAAAGATCCTGGTCATCAGAAGACATGAAAACGACCCGTGTCCGTTTAAGTTCCTGGGTGAAATAGAGACAGTGGGGCGTTATTATGAGCTTCGATATAGCGACCCAGAAATACCGATTGAAGATCAAATAGAGTGGGCGGATCTTTGTATTACACTTGGCAGGGGGGCCCTGGAATCAATGGCGCAAGGCAAGCCGGTCTTGGTTGCTGATAATCGGGATTATATGGGCGCAATAGGAGATGGATACATCACGCAAGAGAACATAAACGAGATTGCAAAGCACAACTTCTCAGGCAGGCGATATAATATCCCATTAACCCGAGATTGGATAGAAGGCGAACTTAACAAATATAACCAGGATGATTCGGATTTTCTTTATGGGTACGTTACTAAAAACCACGAAGCCAAACAAATAGCAAGGGGGTATTTGAAAATGGTAGGACCAGGACAGGAAAAGAAGGAAGCTCAAAAGGGGTTGCTCTCTATTGTCATACCGATCTGGAACCAGCATACCATGACTAATGACTGTATCCAGGCAATTATGGAGAATACGGAAGCTGGAACCTATGAAATTATTTGCATTGACAACGGATCAGACCCACCATACAAACCGCCGTTTTCAGGATTCAACGAGACTCGGATAATTCGCAATAAAGATAATAAAGGCTTCCCGATTGCGGCAAACCAGGGGATCAGGGATGCAAAAGGGGACGTGATTTGTCTGTTTAACAACGATATCTTTGTTACACCAGGATGGGCAGAACGGCTTTTAGCCTGGTTGGACGAATTTGACATTGTAGCACCTATGACAAACTACAGTGCCGGGGTGCAGCAGACAGTTATTTCATCTTATCAAACAACGGAAGAATTGGCCGAGGCCGCAGAACAATTCAGTGAAGAAAATGAGGGCCGGGCTCATAACGTTAATTTTGCAACGATTTCCATGTTCATTAAGAGGGAGATCTTTGACGACATCGGGTACCTTGATGAAACATTGTGGCCGAGCAGTGGTGAGGACATTGATTTTGGTTTCAGGGCCAGGCAAGCAGGGTACAAGATGGGGATTGCCAACGATGTATATGTCCATCACGAGGGGTCTCAGACATTCAAGGCATTGGAAGAATCTGGGTTGATAACTTACGGAGAGGTTATTGCTCAAAATGATAAATACCTTGCGGAAAAATGGGGCGAAGATTTTTGGCATAATCAAATGTATTACGGGAAAACTACAGTCCCGGGTGAGGATGCAGTTCGGTTGAATCTTGGATGTGGTGGATATCCAAAGAAAGGCTTTGTAAATGTTGATCAGCTTGAAAGCGTAAAACCGGATCTATTATCAGATGTAACGGATTTGCCATACCGACCTAACACGGCAGATGAAATTTATTGCGGGCATCTGCTTGAGCATTTGTCATGGGATGAAGGGCAGGGCGCATTAAAGCATTGGTTGGATATTTTAAAGCCGGGTGGGGAGATTAGGATAGTCGTTCCAGATTTTGATATATTGGCAAAACGATATTTTGACAATCCGACGCCGGGAGACTTGAAGCATCTTAACGATTTTTACATTTATTCTTACGTGCAGGAATCTCCACATCGATATTTTTACAGCGCAGGTCTTTTGAAAATGGCAATGGGGACGGCGGGGTTCAAGAAGGTTGAACAGTTGGCAGTTGATGATCCGTACTTCGTGGAACCCGTCCCGTGGCAGTGTGGCTTTGTGGGAGTGAAGGGATGAAATGCCGGGTCTGTGAAAGTAATTGCAAGATGTTTTTAGACTTGGGGCGGCAACCGATAGCCAATAACTTCCTGACTCCTGAGAATTTTAAGGATGAGTGGTTCTACAATCTCCAAGTGTATTTTTGCCCTGACTGTTTCACGGCCCAGATCGGAGAATGCCCGGACAGCTCTGAGGTGTTTAATAAGGATTATTCTTTCTTCACCGGATCTTCACAACGCATGGTTAAACATTTTGCAAATTTGGCCGACAAGATAAAGAAATCATTTATGCCGAAAAACGGCTGCATCATGGAAATTGGAAGCAACGATGGGACATTTCTTGAGCATTTTAAAGACAATGTACATCTCGGTTTCGATCCATCCGGGAGTGTTAATGATGTGGCAAGAGCTAAGGGTGTGAGAGTTTATCCTTATCCATTTGAGAACTTTGGAAACGTAGCGAGTGCATGGCCAAAAACTGATGTCTTCGTGTCGGCCAATTCATTCGCTCATATTTCAAACAGGCGCGGGGTTTTGGATGGTATCAAGCGAATGCTGGCTCCTGATGGGGTCTGGATAAATGAAGAGCCTTATCTTGGAAATATTATCAGTCGGTTGGAATATGACCAGTTTTATAACGAGCACACGTTTTACAGTTCAATAGTTTCGATGCAAAAGACCTTGTATTTATACGACCTTGAGATAATGGATTTTGAGTTCTTATGGACTCACGGCGGGTCAATTCGGTATTTTGTGGGACATAGAAAGCCGGGGTTACGCGAAAAGGTTGAGGATGCAATTAAGGCTGAGGGGCTTGACAATTTCGATGTTTTCAACAGTTTTGGAAAATTAGTGAAGTTCAGTGCAAAGAGATTAAAGCAACGATTGATAGACATAAAAAAGCCGGTCGTCGGGTACGGGGCGGCAGCGAAAAGCACCATCGTACTCAATTACTGCGATATTGGTCCGGATATTGTGTCGAAGATTTACGATACAACGCCGGAGAAGCAGGGGAAGTTCTCACCTGGGATGCATGTACCGATCGTGTCCTATGAACAATTCAAAGAGGATAACCCATTGGATATAGTTTTATTTGCTTGGAATCATGCAAAAGAGATCTTTGCAAAAGAGGCTGGGATAGAACGTAACTGGATTATACCGACAGGGGGGATATAAATGAAACTTGAATATAGGACTCTTGTAATCTGGCGGAAGGAATTACAGGATAAACCATTAACAATCAATAAAATAAGGGGGTTTATTGAAAATGCGTGTATCTAATACAAGGCTCGCAATAGGCGTTCCACTTTCTTTTCCGTGGGTGCCATCAAGTTTTTTTCATTCGTTTATTCAGATGGAGAAACCAGACTATATGTATTTATACGAAGATTCGACCGGGCCGATTCATGAGCTTAGAAATAACATGGTTGAAAAAGCTCAAATGATGGGAGCCACAAAATTGCTCATGTGTGATATCGATCAGGTGTATCACCCAAAAACGGTTACTAAACTTTTATCCCATAATCTTCCGGTAGTGGGGGCACTTGTCCACCGTCGTTATCCTCCGTTTGATAGTTTGATGATTAAGTTAGTTGACGTAGACGAACACACACAAGCCTATGCCAGTATCGACGATTGGGAGGAAGATGAACTCGTAGAAGTGGACGCTACAGGATGTGGATGTATTATGTACGATATGGAAGTTTTTCGGAAATTACCGCGTCCTTGGTACAAAGCATCATACGGTGCGGACGGAATGCCGATAGGTGAGGATTTTGGTTTCTGCTCTGATCTAAAGGCAGCGGGTTACAAAATCTTTGTTGACACCTCAGTGCCTGCGGGACATTTGGCAACTATGATTATAAACACGGCAACGAACAGGTTATACAGGGCAATGAAAAGCGAAAAGCAAAAAGAAGCAGCAAAGAGCGCAATGGGCATTGAAGAAAAGAAGTTTGCGTAACAATCAGGGTTCAGAAACTAAGCCTGGCCAGGCGATAGACTGACGTAAGAAACATTCAAAAGGTGGCATGCTGGTGCCAGCACATCAGCGGCTACCTTTTTTTGTTTGCCCTGATGCAACAGTAACCATTTAACTTTCAGGAGGTAATTATCATGGCAGATCGTGCGACCACGCTTAGTGGTAGATTTCAAAAGGTAACACTCGGACCCACAACGAAGATCCTTGGTGCCGGAACCTATACGATTTCAGGTATGACAAGGAGAACGGTGGATGCCGGCGAGTTTGGCGTAGACGTAGACGTCTTTGAGTATGATAGTTCAGATGGTGGAACTATTTCGCTTGGAAGCTGTCTTTATGATCCTACGGATGTGCCGCAGAATACGCTAAGGTCAGCAGTTGAGGATAGCGTGAAACTCGGTCCCAGTCTTCTTACGTCAGGTATTCGATTCTGGATCAATTCGTCTTCTTATTGGACTATCGGAACCTCTGGCCACATCTTAATGACCAAGGCTGGAAATGTTGAAGCAGATCGGAATGGATTGGGGAAGACTTCATTCGAAGGTCAAGTCTCTGGTGCTTTCATGTATCTCAGTGCTTAAACCTTTTAACAACAGGGGGATTTATTATGATTTTAGATATTAACACTGCTGATGAAGGCCAGTGGTTCACTTTTTTTTATAGTCATTTAGATCCGAATACCTTGGAGCCAATCTACGATGATCCAATCGAGAATGGCCCAAGGATGAAGATTCGGAATCCCGCGTCACTGTGGAAGGATCGAAGTCAGAAGAAAAAGCAGAAAAAAGAGCATGTCTTCAATCCTAAAACCCGCGCGATGGATATGGTTTCAAGTGATGTTGATTTAACGGCAGCACAGAAGAAAGCTGAGAACGAGGAATTCGTGGATTATGTCATTCAGGACGTTGAGCAATTTACGCTGAATGGAAAAGAGATAAAAGGGACCATTGCTGAGAAAGTTAAGGCAATGGAAAACCCCTTAATCTCCATGTTTGTCCAGCGATGTATTCAGCTTTTGCAGGAATCTGGGGTACAGGAGGCGGAAGCAGAGTCAAAAAACTCCTTGCCTGGATCGGGTTCTCGGACGACCAAGCCCAATCCAGGATAGAGTATGATGATGGCACTGTATCGACGAAATGCGATCAGTGCCGGGCTATGTACGCGGAACGTACTCCCCCGGAGGAGCCCCCTTGCGAGATGTGTTGGGTTGACCTGATGCCGGAGAATCGGCAGGCAGTAGAGGTGTATATGATTGTCAGAGGTCAAATGATAACCGCTGGCATGGGGCAGGTGATAGATTTATCAATCCCCGCCGTCAAGATCGTTATGGACCTCTATCCTGGAGGCATTGATGATCAATGGAAATGTCTGTCTAAAGTCCGCGCCGCCTTTCACGAATTTAAACCAAAGTCAGAGGAAAAACCATGAGGCTGGAAGGGTGAATAATTATGCGCGTTGAATATTGGAAACCAGAGGAGGCATATAAGGACTTCTCTTATATATCAAAGAAGAGAGTTTTAAAAGCAGCTAATGTCATCAAGGATGCCGTAGTGAGGCGATTGAGAAGTCAAATAGGCACAGGTAAAACAACCGGCATTAGTAGGCCAATGTATAAGAGCGGGCCATATGCCGGAGTGCCGTGGACTAAAAGAGATTTCGGGGAACTATTGAAAAGTGTAAGAGTGGTCCAAAAGAAAGAAAACTATGGTGTTGAAAAATTTGAAAAACAAAACGTGCGTGTCTATGTGGGCAATTACTATGCTTTTTATGCTGACATCTTTGAATTTTCAAAACCATTTATGCGCCCCGCCGTTGCAGATACATTAGATGAAGTTAAAGACATATTGGGTACGAAATAATGGCAACTCATAGAATAGGAAAAATCTTTGTTGAAATTGATTTAGATCCTAATCGGTTTTATAAGTCTCAAAAGAATATTCTGAATGAGATCAAAAACGGCGCGAAGGTGTTTGAGAAAAATTATAGAAACTTGGGGATCAAGAGTGGTGCTGCTTATGATCTTATGCGGGCTCAAGCTGAAGCGTCTTTTAAGGCAATCAAAAAAAGCGGCCGTGCCACCATTGATGATATGGTAAGGGCTGAGAGGGCCAAGGCCACCAAAATACAACAGATTAATGAACAGCAATATGGAAAGCAAATTTCCATGATGCACAAGTTTAAAAAGAATTACCTGGCTATATCAGCAAGCATAGCGGCGTCTCTTTATGTGCTTCAGCGTGCTACCCGGCCATTTGTGGTGGCATTTGAAAAAGGTTTTAACGCGGTTGAAGATTACGCTCAGTCTGTTGCAGGTTTAGCGGCCATGGTGGTTACTTTCACTGAGCGTTCAAAGGGTGTCTCTCTCTCTGATCAATGGGAATTGGGTCTAAAATATTCAACGGCTATGGTTCCTATCCTTGAAAACCTGGCAGCCAAAACGCTTCTTTCAGGAAAAGAAACCACCGCTCTTGCGAACGCTTTTGCCAGGGCCGGGGTGTTCCTTAACGCTTCAAACGAAAAACAGGTCGAGAGCTTTACAAGGATCTCAAATGCACTACCTTTAATGACCGCAGGCCAGGAAATCATGAAGCAGATTAACTCTGAAATCAGAGCTGTCATGACCGGTGCAAATGCTGCAACGTCTATGATGCTTCAAACTCTCAGAGCAATAGATCCGGAGCTTGACAAAAATTTAAAGACATGGCGGGCAGAAGGAACCGTACTTGAACATATAGGGGATTTACTCGTTGGTTTTGGTCCAGCTACAGAGCTACTTGAAAAGCAATGGCAAGCTGTGAAATCAACCATTGAAACAACTGCTACTCAGATTTTAAGAGGGTTAATGAAACCCGCATATGAATCTATTATCGAAAGTACAATAGAATTAAACAATTGGCTTCTCAAAAACAAGGAAACAATAACTAACTGGGGAATATCATTTAGGATCACCCTGATTAGCGTGGAAGCTGAAGTGCTCCGCCTTGCTATGCTCCTTGATAAGTTTGGCGGAACTTTCACATCAGCGCAGATGCTTCTTTACGGACCTGGCTCTGCCTTGGGATTTAAGAGTAGTGTAAAAAGATTTGAAGCGGCTGCTAAGGCTAATATGGAATACGCGGCCAGATATGCGGAAAACGACAAACGGCTTGAAGAATTGGCACGAAATCAGATCGCGTTAGAGCAGGAATTGGCTGACGGAAGTGTTTCAGCGGCTCAACAAAAGGCAGACGCATCGACCGAATTCACGGCAAAGATTGTCAAAGATTTAGATGCTCAAAAGAGAGCAATGAAGGAAGCCGCAGAACAAGCTAAAGCATTAGTCACTGCAATAAAGGAGCTGGCTTGGGGGCTGGCAAATCTACCCGATGAAGATCCTTCAGGTTTATTCGCATTTATCAATCAAGAGGATCTTTACTTTGACATAGAACTTGGTCCAGGTTTCGCAGATGCTAAAAAGGTATTGGCAGCGGTGGCGAAAGAAGTCAAGAAAACTACAGACTATTTCAAGGAGTTAGATGATTTAATGAAGCAGGCCGGGGATTCTTTTTCTGGCAATACCTTTGCTAATACTATGGCGGATGACATTGGTAAAGTTGTGATCTCCATGCAGGAACTTATGGAGATGTATGAAGAGCAGGCCGAGATCCAGAAGGAACTTGCAGAGGCTCGGAAGGAAGCCTACAAGATAAACGATATTGATAAAAGGACCAAGGCCCTTGAAAAGATCGGTGATATTGAAGAAACAATGATGAAGAGCCAATTGTCTGGGTATCGTCAGCTCTTTGGTGCAACAGCGCAAATGTTTGAGGAAAATTCATCAGCGAGGCAGGCTATGCACACCGCCGAAATGGTGTTTGCTGCTGCTGAGATTGCCATAGGATTAAAGAAAGCTCTTGTCAATGCGGTTGCAGCTACGACAGCACAAGGATCAATTCCCATAGCTGGTTTCGCTATGGTAGCGGCCATGGCGGTAATGATGGGGGCTATATTAGCACAAATAGGCGGATCATTTTCTGGAGGAAGTGGCTCCGCACCCTCTGTGGCACAACTTCCACAAAGCACAGTCCTTGGAGCAGATCCGGGAACAGCCAGCGAGTCCATATCAAACGCCTTCGAAATGCTTGAAGATGTCAATGCAGACCAGTACGCAGCATTGTTGGATATTTACCATGCAATTCAGGACCTGAATCAAAATATCACAGGTCTTGTAACAGCAATAGTAAAGGGGAGTGGCAGTGTCGGTGGTGGGTATGGGGCGATTAGCAGTCCTGAAATGGAGTGGAATGCTCAGATTGAAAATAAATGGGAGGAGTTTTCAAACGCTTTTGCAAAATTTTTGTCTCTTGATCCAATAGTTAGCATGTTAATGAAATTTACAGGGGGGCTCCTTGCAAGCCTGCTTGGGAAAATCTTTGGTGGTGGGGGCTGGCAAGTTTTAGAGGCAGCAGGTATTGAATTACGAAATATAGATTTTGGAAAAATCTTGCAAGGCATGGAGATTACAGCAGTAGCTTTTGCAAGACTTTTCAAGCACACGGAAGGAGGATTGGTCCACAGTGATAAAGATGAGCGCTGGACTGAATATGCAGAACTTGACCAGGACGTAATTCGATTACTGACTGATATTTTTAAGAATATTGGTGAAGCTATGGTGGCTCTTTCCAAAGGATTAGGAACTGATGTTCAAGCAGTATATGATTATATCATCCCAAAAATGCAAATCAATCTAAACGGGCTGAATGCAGAGCAAATCGATAAAGCCATGCAAGCATTCTTTGCAAATCTAACAGACACCATGGCTGAAGATTTGTTCGGGCCGATAATTAAACAATATCAACAGGTAGACGAAGGTCTTTACGAAACAGCTGTCCGTCTTGTAATGCAAAAAGAGATATTCTTATCAGTCCTTGATATGACGGGCAAGGCTTTTGAAGGAACAGCCGAAGAAGCCATAGCCATGAGCCAAGCTGTTATTGAGGCCGCTGGGGGTTTTGAAAAGTTTGCTGAATCAATAGAATCTTATTACGATGCGTTTTTTACTGAAGCTGAACAGCTTGCATTCTTGGGCAGTAGTCTATCAGAATCATTCATGGAACTTGATTTAGTTATGCCGGGCACAAAACAAGGTTTCCGTGATCTAATTGAAGGGATAGACCTTACGACTGAATCCGGGCAGGACTTATATGCAGCCTTACTTTCCATCGCCGGGGCAAGCGGTGAATATTATGATGCCCTTGAAGACGCTGCAAAACAACTTGCAGATGCTGAGAAATCTTTACATGAAACGCAAATGGAATCAATCGTGAGAGGGGTTGTTGATGACTTCAATGATATTTATGAAGCCCTGGGAATGTTGTATGGATTAGGATCCACGACAGCTTCGGGGATGCAGGTTGAAATTGCAAATAAAATAGAAGCAAATCAACTACAACAAGCAGCTTTATTAGCATCAGAGGTTGCGAAAGCCTCATCTTTTGAAGCATTGTTAACAGTTTTAGAAAATGAAAATCTTCTCATCCAAAGTCGTATAGTAGGTGCGAAAGCATATTTTGAAGGATATCTGTCAGACATGATAATTACTGGGGATGTAGAGGGTCAAGCAGACATTACACAAGTATTGGCAGATCTTGAACAAGGAACCTTGTCATCAGCCCTTACGTGGTTAAATGCTGAAATTGCACGTCTCCAAGCAGGGGGCGATTCGGCAGAAGCGATTGCGGCTTTGGCATCTGCATTGTTAGACCTCGAAGCAGCAGCTATACGATTAGCAGAATTTGAGAAAAGGCAATTGGTAGCCATAAAGGTTGATATGGGCCTTCAAGATGAAGTCGTTTTTGAGCAATTTAGATTTGATGAGATTGCAGCTCGATATGAAGGTTCTTTTGAAGACACAATTGATTGGTTTGCAAATGCAACTCTTGATGACATAAAAGCCATAGCGGATACATTAGGGATTAATTGGCTTGAAATCGCAACGGATGTCGGTTTCTTAGTTGGATATTTTGATGATCTTCAAGCTGCCATAACAAAAATAACAGAGAATCAATGGGAGTTGTTGGGTACTACTGAAGAAGAACGTATTAAAGAAATAGAGAACAGATATGCAAGAATAACTG